TCAGCTCGCAGCGCCATCATGTTCGGCGTCGTTGCGTGCGCTCCGCAGACGCCGCAGCGTTTGTTTTTTGTCGAGGATCGCTGCGCCTGCATCCGAGCCGCCTTGTCGCGGTTGCGGCACTCGGCGTTGAAGAACTTCCGCTTCCAGTCGGTGGATCCGTCCGGCAACTTCAGCGGACGGGTGCACCCGCACATGCAATAGCGCATCGCTCGTGGCCTCGTTGTCCTGATCGGCCACAATCACGCGATGGCCGGCAAACCAGTGAAAGAACCAACCCTCGCCGTTCATCGGCATGGGCGTCACATCTTCGCGGCAGTCACAGCAGTAGAGCCGCTCGCTCGTGACGGGCGCGGCGCTCACGGGCGTGCCTCGGCAGATAGGTATCGGATCGGCTTGCCCCAAAGCGCCGCATAGGCAATCTCGCTCCGCATGGACTCGCCGATGTAGCCGCCGACATCGAGCACGAGGATCTCGTCGGCCAAGTCAATCTTTCGTTTATGAAGATCATCGAGGGCAAGCTTCTGCTCAGGTGTGCAGCCCACTTCCTCACCGTGGGCTTCCTTCTGAGAGTGAGGGAAGAAGCCAACCGAAAGGACGATGCGCCCCGCCATCGTCTCGCGGTAGTAAGCGCACATGAATTCGTCGAAGAATCGGGTTGAGCCGCATAGGCACACGACCTTCGGGGCTGTATCCCGCTTCGCGCGGCGAGCTGAACGTGCGGCCTCGCGTCGGCTGGTATGCACGGAAGACTTCATCGAACCGCCATAGGCACCCCTACATGGCACCCCGATGGTTGCTCCGCAAGCCGTGCAGGGCACAAGGTTGACGACGATGGCGATGTAATTCTTCACGCCCTCACCTCGATCTCTTCCCCAACCTCGCACTCGACGGGCTGGCGGCTGCGATCGCGCCGGCTGATCTCGTCTATCGTTCTCTTAGTTCCGTACGACGGAAACAGCGCGCCCTTGAACCAGGCCTGGTCAACGCGGCGCAAGTCGTATTCTTCCGGGTGCAGCTTGATGAAGCGGACCAGCTCGAAGTGGCGGATGCGTGAATACTGGCCGTCAAATGCCGTGCTATCGCGCAGCCATCCGTGATTGATCCAGCGCGCCACTGACTGCACATTCACGCCGAGTAGTTCGGCGGCATCGACGCGCGAATAAGTGTCGGAAGCGCGCATCGAGATGCCGATCTGGTACGCCTTCAGCTTGACGCTGCCCGGGCTGCGCCCCAGCTTGCGGGCAATCTTGGCGACGCTCCAGTGGCCGGCCTGCTCGCGCAGCAGCAAGACTTCCTCGGTCTTCCAGAACATCCATCGTTGCGCCGTGATGCCCAGTACCTGGGCGCGCCGATTGACGGCCCAGCGCGGGAAACCGGTGCGGCGCATGACGTCACTGACGCCAACGCCGAGTTCCGAGCGCGAGCGCGCGCCACGATAGACCCCGCGCAGCAGTTCGTCGAGCATCGGTGTCCAGTGGAATTTCGAAGGCGCGATTTTCGATTTAATGTCGCATGCCGGGCACAGCCGGGAGCGGGGCCGCGCCTTCAGCTCGTGACAGACGCGGCATTCGACCGGGTTGCTGGGAATTCCACGCATGCCTTACACCGCCCCCGAATTGCGCGCACGCTCGACCAAGTCCTGGTCGCGATGCGCCCGCCGCGGCCAGAAGATGATTGCGATCAGCAACGCCCAGCGCAGCAGTTTCACAGCGCCGCTCCGATTGCGTTCGCCGACTTGCGGGCAAACGCTTCTTCGGCCAGAGCCTGGCGCACTTGCGCGGCGAAATCCGTCACTACCGGCTGGTGGTGCAGATCCAGTTCCTCGATATTTCCCGGCAAGGCCAGGCGGTCGATCTCGCTGACGCGCGCGGGCGCGCCGCAGTGCAGGTGCTCGCGCATGAAAGCGCCGGCGGCGTTAATGAAGGCGTAGACGCTGCCCTCGACGCGCTCGGCGTGGTGGCAGTGGGCGCAGCGCAGCGTGCGCGTGCGGTGGTCAACGGATATGTGGCGTGCGCTGGTGAAGGTCATTAGTAAGGGTCCTGTTCGTCCTCGCCATCCGGAAGGCGCCGCTGTTGAGTGCCAGCGAGTTGTTCGAGATCAAATCGACTGATCGGGCTGGCGTCGATATTCATGGCGGCCGCTGTCGCCACGGACTCGGTGCATGGCGTGATCGAATAGATCGCGGTCGGGTTTAGAAACTTCGTCAGCTTGATTTGTCCCAGGGGATTGGGAACGTCGACGCGCACGAAGCTCGCGCCACCGACCTGCGCGTTCGTCACGCGGCCGGCGAGTCGCTGATGCCCGAAGAGTTCAAGGATTGCCCATTCGTCGAACGGTTTGGGCTCCGAGTCGCCTGGATAGGCGCTCTGTGTTTTCGGTTCGCTCACGCTGCCTCCTTCGGATCGTCCTTCATTTCGATTTGTATCTGCCCGAGCAGTTCATTCAGCCGGCGCCGTCCGCCGAGCACGCGCGCGCGCCGCGAGATCGAGCGCAGCTCCTTGACCAGCGGACGCAGCGCCAGCGCCACGTCCTCGGCCGTGAGGATCAGGAAATATCCGCAGGGCTTGCCGCGCGATGCCCCGATGGGCACGTTGAAGTCTTCGACCAGGCTCTTCACCGCCGCCTTGATCTCGCGTTCGTTCAGCGGCAGGAACGTCGTCAGCTCCGCGATCGCAATCGGCGAGGCTGCCCCGCGGTGCCGCAGCAGCGCCGCCAGCAGTGGCGCATAGCCCGCCGGCAGCGGCCACGGCCCGCTCGCGCCGGCGAGTACCTCGTCGGCGTGCGCGACGATCTGCGCTGTCGGATCGAAATCGAGTTGGAGCTCGTCGGTCATTTAGTTTTCAGTTGCCAGTTGCTAGTTGCCAGTTGCCGGCAGTAGCCCCGCCAGCCAGGTTGAGAAGATGTTTGCCTTGTCTTCGAGCGGCAGCTTTTGCCAGAACGCGTCCAGATGAATTTCCTGAACGCAGATGGTGGCCACGCCGGCGGCGGGTGTGTCCGGAATCTCGCGGGGCAGCGCCGAGCGGCGGCCGCCGCCGTTCGACTTTGCCGGCGATGCTTTTTCAGCGCGCGAGAGATTCCTCTTTGGAGCGCCGCCGTGGGCCTTCAGATAGGCCACGCGCTGCCCGCATTTCTTCGAGCAGCAGGATGAATCCTTCCGCAGCGGCGAGAAGTCCGCCCCGCATTCGGTGTTCGCACAAATTCTTTTTCCCAGCACTTTTGCCTCCTCCGTCTTTTCAACCGACAACTGACTACTGGCAACTGGTTCACGCAGCGGGCCGCCGTTCGCCTTCTCCAGCCGGGCCTTCAACATTCCCTCGGGCACCTTCTTCAGAGACACGCGCTGCGGCGGCGCCGGCGGCAATGAGACGGCCCGCTTCTGCGCGATGCATGGCAGGCCGTCCTCACAGAACACGCAGGGGAGCACCACACCGTCAGCGACGCCCTGCGAATAACAGGCCGCGTGCCGGCACTGCGGACACATCAGCGGCAGCTCCGTCGTGCTGATTGCCCCGCGCGACATCGAACTCGTCGTGTTCGGCTGCACCGCCTGGCCGCGCACCATTTCGCCGCCCATCAATTCACCAGCCCTTCGACCGCCTGCGTTTCCAGCGCGCCCTCGTGCCGCGCCCGCCGCGCCGCCTGCTTCAGCGTTGCCGACATCTTCTCCAGCTCGTCGGCCGTGGCGATGAACTGGAAGACGAAGAAGGAGTCGTCGCAATCGCTGGGCGAGAAGCTGACCAGCGTGAGCGGCTCGGAGCTGCGGGTGATGGGCGCGATGTTGGTTGAGATCTTCATTCCGCCTGGCTCTCCATCTCCGCCGCGGCCTGCTTTGCCGCCGTGGCGAACACGGCGACATGGCTGCCCGCTTCACACGCGCCGTGCTCGCCGCCCATGTGAGAAGCCCGGAAGGCGCCGATCATGAAGAAGGCCAGCGGCTCGGGCAGCTTGCCCACCAGGAAGGCTCCGCAGCGGCAACGCTCGTCTATGTGCTGCATGGCAGCCCTCCCACCAGCACGTTCCCGGCGGCCTCCGCCTTTGCGCCTGCCGGGTTTGCAGCCGGACGAAATCCCATCTGCCGCTCGGTTGAGAACAGCGTTCCGCAGCGCGGGCAGAAGGTGGGCTCGAAGTCGATGTGGAAGTCGAACTCGCACTCGGAGCAGCGATAGGCGTGCACCGGCCCGGCGATTCGTGAAGCCGGCAGCGTGTAATGCTTGATTCGCGCCGCGCCCTCGCCCCGCAATTCTGCCGCCGCGATCACCGGATGAACGATGTTGTGGATTGGACATTTAAGTACGCTGTTGCGATAGCCGCATAGCTCCATCACTTCACCTCGGTCCATCTCAATAGCGCCATCGCCTTGAGCAGTCTTCGGTAATCGGCCGCGTTCTTCATTACCTTCCGCCAGCGCCGTGCACTGACTTGGCAGCGCAGCGGATCGAGCGTTTGCGCCAGCGATTCGTTCATCGCGATGCCCTCGCGCAGGGCGCGCCGCGCAATGCACCCCTGCCGCACCGACAAGCGCCCCCCCCCCGGCAATTTTCTGGCCATCCATCACGCTCTCGCTTTCTGCGGCTGCTTCGCCTTCTTCGCGTTGCGCTCGTTCACCTTCAGCGACGGCTTCTTGGGCGACGTCTTCACCACCGCGGCGAACATCGGTTCCAGCCACTTGCGCGTACGCGCCGGGAGCTTGGCGATCGCGGAAGCAGCATCCGGGCGCGGCGTGTAGGTCAGCTTCAAGTCGAAGAGAGGGCGGACCAGATGGGGATTGGAATCCAGCCGGTCGACGATCTCCGCGATCGCGTCCTGGTCGTAGCTGGTGGAAATTCCGAAGCTGGCGTCCACGTCGTACACGGCGCCCGCCAGTCGGAACGTTTTCTCCGCGCCCGGCGGGGTGATGCCGTGCTGCCGGCACATCTCGACCAGGTCATCCTTCTGCGCGTCCAGCTCCGATTCCTTCGCCTCGATCGCCGCGGTGAGTTTGTTGTAGGCCTTGGCGCGGGTGTCCACCTGCGCCGCCGTTGGTTTGTCGAACTTCTTCACTTTCGCTGCTGCTGCACTCATGATTGCCTCCTCCTGGAATCCAACGTCCTGTCATGCGGCTCGGTCGCGCCCAGCCAGGCCAGCGCGCAAAAACTGACGCCGCCCGCAAAGCCGAGCAAAAGCATCATCATTGCCCGCTCCTCTCGGCTGGCTCCGAGCGCACCATCGGCGGATCGAAAGTTCCCGTCTCCGCCCAGCGCGAGGCCAGCTTCAGCATGCAACCCTCGCCGCAGGCCACCGCGGCGCCTTCGAAGTAAGCCAGGTCGCGGTGCCACGGGTGCACCTTCAACGCGTTCGCGCCGGCGGCGTTGCGCAGGTTCGATTCCTGGAAGAGCACGAACCAGTCGTTGGTCTCCTGCTTCTGCTTGCGGCAGAGCGAGCAGATGAACGGGCGGAAAGCCTCGTCCACCATGGTGACCACTTCACCGACCACGGATTCGTGCCGCTCGCTGATCATCAGCGGACCTCCGAGGGGATGTACCATCGCCCGTCGCGACGGCGGCCGACGCGCCCGTTCATTTCCAGATACATAAGCGCGAGCTGAACTTCGAGCATCGTGCAGGCGCCGTGACCGGCCAGCCGCTCGTCGAGTTGCTCGTCCAACTTCCGTCCCACCCAAATCGCGAAGAAATAGTTTTGGGCGAAGGCACGCGCGACCCACTCGACTTCGCAGATGAAACGGCCCGGCGTCATCGCGCCTGCTTCCTCCGCGCCGCCTGGCGCTGCATCGGCGTGGCCAACGAACGCGCCGGACGAATGCCGCGGGCAATCATTTCGTCACATACCGCCTGCACCTTTGCTCGCTCGGAAGCGCACAGCTTGTCGCCGCCGCTGTGCTGCACGCCGGTGACCTGCTCGACGTCCTGCGCGAGTGACCACGAAAGCGGACGGCCCTTGGCGGCGTCCAGCAGCCGCTTCAGTTGTTTCGATTGCTCGCTCACCGAGTCACCATCCACTTCCAGCGGTCGTAATTCAGCGCCGCCCTCAGCAGCGCCTGGACGATTACGCCGGTGGCAATGCCGATCAGCCACCAGCAGGCGCGCGTCGCCCAGCGGTCGAGCTGCTCGGTGCGCGTGCGCTTGCCCTCGCGGATCCGCCGCACCAGGTATTCGCGATCGGCTTCGCGCCGGATGACGCGCTCTAAAATCTGTCCGCCGGTGCTCATGCTGCGGCCTTCCTTTCTTCCAGACACTGGCGCGCCGCCGCGTAGTTTTCCAAGTAGCCGTTGAACATCGAGGCGTAGAGCCCACTCCGTACCTTGGGAGGCAGCAGCTCGTAGCAGCGGAAGCAGAAGGTCTGCATCTCGCGCTTGCGCTTGCCGCAGCAGCAGTGATCGGCCTTCAGCTCGGCGAGCACCGCGCGCACGACGTGGCCGTGCCGGTCATTGCAGGCGGCGGCTTTGCAGCGCGTGTGCTCCTGGTCGAGGAAGAAGCTCTGGATGCCATCGCCCACGCCGCGGCAATATCGGCAGCGTTCCTGGCGCGGCTCGAAGCAGGTTGCGAGCAGCTCGGCGAGCATTTCGCCGTGAATGGTCAGCGGAGCGTGTATGAGCAGCGTCATGGATGCACCGCCTCAACCTGCTCGGGCAGAACGCACGCTTCAATCGGCGCGAGCGCGTCCCAGGTCCAGATTCCTAGCGCGCCGCGCGCGGGGACGGGGTTGATCTCGGCGATTTCATCGAAGATGAAACCGAAACGGCCGTCGTCGTAATTGCCGAACTCCAACTCGTGCGGGGTCACAGCGAAAAACCGCGGCGCCTTCTCGCGAATCTTCGCGGTCGGCCAGCAGTCGATGAGAGTCGTGATGCAGAGCATCTGCCCGCGGGGGAGATCGCTAGCGCCGAGGCCTCGCGCGCGAAGCACGCTGCGGAATGGCTCGGTGTCGCAAAGGTCCCGACACCAGGTGGGAAAATCCTTCGCGGCGTGGATGGCGATGGGGCCGCGGTACCGCGTCGGCCAGGAGCGCGTCTCGATGCGCTTGGCGCCGATGGCGACCAGCGTTGCCCAGGGCTGCGTGAGAGAGATCGCTTTCCAGGTCGAGTTCATGCGGCACGCCCCTTCTTCGCGCGCCGCCGGTGACTGGCCTGAATGCACGCGGGCTCATCACACACGGTTTCTGAGCGGTCGGCCCAAGCACACGGGCGGCTTATTTCGAAGCTGTAAATGATGCAGGGGACAAACTCGGTACACCCGCAGAAGCGGCAGACGCCGGCCACCCTCGGGCGGGCGTTCAATTCATGTGCCAGCAGGCCGAGGAGTATCAGCGCCAGGTCCTCGTCGCGGCTCCATATCTTGACGTGCAGCGATTGTTCGATGTCCTTAACGTTGAGGTCGCGTTCGCCTTCAGCCATTGCGCCCAGGCTGGTCTGGGCCTCGCGCGTCATCCTGAAAAGCAATTGCAGCGTCGGCGTGGGGCATGCCGATAAAGACTTCAGGTTCATGCCGGCGATCATGCTGTCGGTCATAGAGAGAGTGCCGTGTCTCAACACGCCGCACCTCCCGCCGTCAGCTTCCGCAGGCTCTTGAACAGGCGCCGCGCGCTGATGTATTCGTGCTCGCCCGCCGATGCCAGCGCCTTTACTCGCGATCCCTTGACCAGCGTTGCCACCACCGCCGCCTTCGCCTTCGCGCCCAGCTCGGCGCGGATGATCTCTTCCGACTCTTCCTCGCTCAGCCCGGGCAGACGCTTGCCGGCCGAGAAGCGCGAGTTCCACTGCTCCAGCTCCAGCGCGTGGCGTGTGAACATCGCGGCCAGTTGATGACTGCCGGCGAAGAGCAGCCCGAAGTGTGGTGACAGATCGTGCAGCTCGCGGACCGCTTCCAGGCACTCGACGGTGAGGTGCTGCGCTTCGTCGAAGACCAGCAGCACGCGGCGCGAGCGGAAATCGAAGCGCAGGTTGCGGATGATGCGCGGCGCGTCGCCCACCGAGATCGAGCCGCACGCCTGCGCCACCGTCTTCAGCAACTGGGTGCGCGACACGCCCTGCGCGCAGTAGACGTAGTAGGCGCGCCGGCCCTTGCCGTTTTTCATCAGCTCGGTGCGGTTCAGCTCCGCCACCAGGCGCTCCAGCACGAAACTCTTCTGCGTGCCCGGATCGCCTTCCACGTAGTAGGCTTCGCCGTTGTCGAGCGCCTCGTAAAAATACTTGCGCAGCAGGCGCACGTTTTCGGTTTCGTAGAGCCGGCCGTCGAGCTTGTCGCCCTCGCCGATCGGGTGCGTCGCCATGAAATCGAGCGCCGCCTTCTTGAACGCCGTGTCGTTGCCGGCGACCTTTTCGTAGCGGCCTTCCATGAACATCCTCACCGAGACCGGCGAGTAAGCGATGCGCTTGCCGATGTCCTGCTCGGTCAGCCCGGTGCGGTCCATGTAATCGCGGACTTCGCCGCGCACCCGTTGCGAGTCCGGCAAATTCATCGCCAGCAGCTCGCGGCGTCTTGCATGCGACAACGCCATCTCAATCGCCTCCATCCATCAGCTTGCGAACGTCTCCCACCACGTCGTCCACATATTCCGGGGCCGTGGCTAAAGAGGCGCGCGAGGTCAGTTGGCGGGTGCCCCGGTCTGGCCTGGTGTTGGCCAGGCCGGGGACGTCGCCTTCGATGGTCGCCGCAACTCCGGCCGATGCGCGCAGCCGGTCCAGCTCGCTCGGCACGCCGTAGGCGATGCCCTTGACGTATGCATTTATCGCCGACTTCGCGGCGGTCCTCTTGCGCATCGATGCCTTTACGTCTTCGTGCGAGGCTGGGCCCTGCGCGATCAGTTTTTGCGACAGCACGCGCCCGATCACTTCATTGCTCGCCGAATTCAGCACGATCATTTCCGTGATGTTGGCCGGGTCGAAGGCAACGACCGCGCGTTGCCCGATCCACTGGAAAAGGTTGGCACCCGATTGCGCGTCGGCGGGCTCGAAGCGCGCGCTGAACATTTCCACGCAGCCGCCTTCGCTCACCACGCGCTCCTTGCGCTCGTAGAACATGACGTCCAGCGCCTTCGGATCGCTGACCGTCTTGCGCTCGCTCGCCGGCAGCAGCGCCTGGAAAACTTCTTCGGGGGTGCGGTTGTCCATCCCGCGCCCGGAGTGTGGAAGCTCGGTGTTGTATTCGTGAATGAACTGGCGCGCCAGGGCCACGAAGTCCGAGGCCAGCGGCAGCGGCGTCTTCTGCGCTTTGCCTTCCAGCCACTTCGCGTGCACAGCTAGATTTTCGTTGCAATCCTCGGGACGCTCCGAGGGCGAGCCGCCGCAGTAGAATCCGGTCCACAATTTGTCGAAGCGCTCGTGCAGGCGGTTGCCGAACCAGCTCTCGATCGGCTTGGATTGCGGGTGATAGGGCAGCGCACTGGTGATGGCCACGCCCAACTGGCGCAGCACGCCATCCATCTCCGGGGCCAGGTCGTTGTGACGGCCCATCTTCTGGTAGTCCTTGCCGTTGTCCAGGTAAACGCCATCGGGTAGGCCGTTCTCCAGGATGCCGCGGCGCAAGGCGGAGCCGGCGGTGTAGGAACTGGGATTGTTGAACCACACCGCGCCCACCAGTTTGCGCGAGCGCATGTCCATCCACGCTGAAAGCCAGGGCCGCAGCGCCGCGTCGCGCTCGATGCCGGGGAAGATGCCGTCGTTCCTGACCCAGACGTCGTGCTGGCAATGGTCGGAGATCCAAACTTGGTTGACGCGAATGTCGGTGTAGCGGCGCACCAGGTAGGGCGCCACCTTCTGTGTGTACTCGGCCTCGCCTTCGCGCGCCATGATCTTTAGCGGTTCGGGCAGGCGCTTCAGGTAATAGGCCACGGTGGAATAAGAAGGTGGCTCCGAGCCGTGGTTATAAGGGACGCCGGGCTTGCCCCACTCACGTTTCAGCGCGTAGTAGCAGGCCTCGATCGAGAGCCGCTCGTGCAGGTACTTGGCTTCGATCAGTTGCGCGGCCTTGGGAAACCGCTCGAAGAAGCGCGACGTCCCTTCATCCGAGCGCGCCGTCTTGGCCAGCGCGGCCACGCCCTGGATGATTCCGCTCTTCGTCTTCTTTCCCTGGGTGAAGGCCTGGTACCAGCGCCAGATGGTGCGGCCGCTTTTTCCGATCGACGAACCCAGGTAGGCGGCCAGCTCGTCGGAGTTGGTGATCTCGCGGCCATCCAAGGTTTTGAAGCTGGAGAGCTTTCTGCGGATGAAGTCGTCGAGCGGGCGCAGGATTTCGAGCCGGTCGGCCGCCTGTTTGCGCTGCTCTGCGTCGGGAATGATCTCGCGGAGGTCTTCATCGCCGCCGCCGGCGAAGAGCGTGATCTGGCCGTTCGGTTCCTGAAGGGCGAGGGCATCGAAGCGATGCGCGTGGGCCAGCCGGGCGGTGAGAAGTTTCTTCTGGTAGGTTACGGGCAGGGTCTCAATGCGGAATTCCAGCCGTGGCCGCCCGCGCTTCCCCGCTTCCTTATTAGTGCGCGTCTCGCTGCCCAGGTCTTTTAGCCGGCAGACGGAAGTAAGACTCAGTCCGGTCGCCCGCGCCAGCGCGCCTGCTGCTATCCAGCCCGTCATGCGGCGCGCTCCTGGCGGTCAATCTCGCGCCGCCGGCGCCGACTAATGAATGTTGGCCTGAATGGGTTGGGCGGGGGAGGTGGGGGAGGGTAAGCATCGGCGGCCTGCTCAAGCTGCTCACAACACTCCAAGAGCGCCGTTCGAACGCGATTCGATTTGCGGTCGCCATGTGCGACGTCCCACACGTACGCCGGGGAAACGTCGAGGCGCTCAGCAACGAGTTCAACGATGATGCGCTGGGAACTCTGCTTAAGATCGAATCCCTTTCTCACGCTGCACGCTCCACGCGCCGGATCTCGCGAATCAGCGCCCGTTGAATTTCCAGCGCAGCCTTGCCGCCCTTTTTCCCGTGTGCGACCTGCGACACGAACTGGGCGCTGACGCCGAACTCGCGGGCGACCCGCGCGTACACGCCCCGGTAAATAAGCGGCCTCTTAAATGTCGCTGTGATACCCTTTTGCGGGTTGGTTGACTTGTTAGCCATTTAGTAAAAGGCACTTTATTAAAGTGAGGTTTAGATGTCAAGAGAAAAACGCGGGGCACCTTTTCCGCCGGCGCTACCAGCGTTTGCGGAGGCCATAGTCGCCCTCCGTGAAGCCCGCAAGTGGGGCCGCGCTCAGCTCGCCCGCGAACTGGGCGTCACTGAGATGACGGTTTCAAATTGGGAGAGCGGGAAGTCCGAGCCGAAGCCAGACAAGTACGCACGGATGGCGCGCCTGGCACCGACCGATGACCTTGAGATTTTCTTTCGCGACCGCATCGTAGCCCTCGATCCCCAGGTCGCGAGCCTCATCAGCGCCTACGCTCAAAAGCACGACATCATCCCAAAGGTTAGTCAGCCCGTCGGCGACCTACCTGAAATGTCTGCCGTTCCGTTGCTCAGGGACGCCGCTGCTGCGGGCGCTCCACGCATGATCGAAGAGAAAGACGTTGAAGAATGGCTGATGATTTCAAAACGCTTTGCGCCGAACCCAGAGTCCGTCCGGTGCGTTCGAATCAAAGGCGATTCGATGAGCCCCATTCTCGAAGAGGGCTACATCGTCGCGATCGACACGGCGGACCGCGAGCCCAAGCGCCTGGTAAAACATATGGTCGCAGCCTCTGACCCGGATGGAGGCGTGACGATCAAATGGTTACGCAAGAGCGCCGGTGAACTCTTGCTGGTGCCGCAGCACGTCAGCGTCCGTTACTATCCGGTCATCCTGACAAAAGAAGCGGGCTGGCGTATTGTAGGTCGCGTGATGTGGTGGATTGGCCAACCGCCGCCACCGAAGTGATTCCCTAGGTGATGAAATGCTTAAAGGTTCCCGGGTTTTGGCCGTTGCCATCGTGCTCCTCGCTCTCGCTTCATCTTGTTTCGGGGCGTCGAAGAAAGCCACCTTCGCCGGCGACGTTGATTCCGTCTTCGATGCTGCGGTGCGCGCCGCACGCTTGAACTGGACAGTCGGCGCAGTTGACAGGAAGACGGGGACGCTCAGCTTTTCCGCGGGAATGTCACTGACCTCGAATGGCATCGACTGCAGTGTCACCGTCGAAGCCATCGAGCCTGGTACCGTTCAAGTCACACTTATCCCACACAAGAAGGCGCAACTGTTCGCGTGGGACGTTGGCAAGCGAATCGCCGACAAATTTTTCGCCTCCGTGCAGAGCGAGCTCGACAAACAGAAAACCGCAAAGCTTCCTTAGCTTCGGACCTCCCCACGCCCCGGCTGCGGCCGGGGCTTTCGTGTTATGTAACATAAGTTACATCCCTCCGCGCCCCCGCCCTTCCTGACAACTGACAACTCGCAACCGACAACTGCTCTTTTCCAAACTCCAAAAACTACGCAAAGCACGCACCGCTTTTGCCCCGGCCACGCCATCATCAAGCGTCATGACACGCAAACTCTTCGCCCCACTCTGTCTCCTGGTCCTGCTGTTGGCGGCCGCCGGCGCGCACGCCCAAAACGCCTGGCTCGCCTGGCGCGGTGATTGGAAGGCGTCCGCTAATTACGGCGCCGCCGATGTTGCCCTCCACGGCGATATCCTCTACCTCGGATTGGAGAACAGCTCCGGCCTGGTCCCGGCGCTGCATCCGGCGGAGTGGAGCGTGCTCGCCGAGGCGAAGGCCGCCACGCCGGCCGCCGGACATCTTGCCTATGCCGGCACGTACGCCGGCGGGACCGCCTATATCGCCAACGACGTCGTCGTCTCTTCGGTGAATCTCTACGTCGCCCTGGGCGCGACGACCGGCAACGCGCCCTCCAGCTCGCCCACCAAGTGGGCGCTGCTCGCCGGTCCCAACGTGATCTTGAATCCCACCCGCTTCTTCCAGTGGCAGGGAGCGTGGGCGGCGCCGGTGCCTTACCTGGCGGGCGTTGGGGTGAGCTATGAAGGCGATGTCTGGAAAGCGCTGACCGGAAGTTTCGGCGTGACCCCGGTGGAAGGTACGGTGTGGACGAAGATCGCCGGCGCGTCCGCCACCTTGCTGCCGCGTCCGACGCGCACGGCGATCGGTGGCGCCTACGCCGCGGCCGCCTGCCCAGGCGGACAGCACGTCGACGACCTGGATCCTGCCACCGGCGCCCTGCATTGCTCCGCCGACACGGCGACGCCTCCGGGCGGGGTCTCGGGAGATCTCCAGAAGAACAACGGAAGCGGCGGATTAGCTGCGGCCTCGGCGGGAAGCGATTACCTGGCGCCCACCGGCAACGGCTCAGGACTCACCAGCGTGGATGCGGCAACGCTGCAATCGCATGCCGCGAGTTATTTCCAGCCGGCGCTCGGCTACACGCCGCTGGCCCCGGCGAATGCGCTGAGTGAATTGACCGGTGCCGCTTCCACGGCGCGCTCAAACATCAGCGCGCAACTGGACCTCGGGGCGCTGACCAAGAAAGGCACGGGCACGGCGCTGCCTGGCTGCACCTTCACCACTGAAGCTGCCGGCGATCGCTTGCAGTGGGACGGAACGAAGTGCGTCAACGCCGAACCGGGCATCGCCTACAACGCCGACGCCACGGCCAACCTCGCCATCCTCGCCGCCAACAAGGGGAAATTGCTGACGCGCACCAACGCCGCGATGGCCGACACGATCGCGCAGGCAGGGACGGGCGCGTTCGATTCGTTGTTCTACTTCTTCGATAAGAACATCGACGCGACGCATGCACAGGCCATCACGCCGGCGACGAGCACCGTCAACGGCGCGGCCTCGGTTACGGTCCTGCCTACAGGTGGCGGAATGTGGACGGGTGATGGAGCAGCCTACAACTTCCAATACTTCATGCCCGCCGATCCGGCAACCGGGAAACTCGCCCACGCCGCGCTGCCTACGCTCGCGACCGGCGACATGACCACCGCCGTCAATACGCGCACGGTCACCGTGACGCTGGATTCTCCGGTCACTGGCGACAGCGGGCATGTGATTGTGCTCAACCCGGCGACCGCCATCCACATCACGCGCGCCTTCTGCTCGGTGTATGCGGCGACGAACGTGGTGGTTAACCTGGACAAGCGGGCGGAGGGAACTTACGCGACCGATAGCGGCGCGCACCTGCTCGGCTCGGATCTGACGGCCGTAACCGGCGGCGCGAATACGTCGACGTTCTCCAACACGCCGTGCGGCGGGACGTCGAGCTGCGCGGTGGCGGCGCACACGCCCGTCGTGCTCACGATCACGTCTGTTTCAGGAACGCCGGCCTCGCTGGGCTGCTCCGTCGACTACACGGTGGACTAAAGATGAAACCTTTTCTCGCGATTTGCCTGATCGTCAGCACGGCGCTGCTGCTTTGCGGCATCGCACCGCCGCAGGCTGTGGTGGTGAAACATAAATCTTCCGCCGCCGCCCCGACCAAGGTACAGGTCACGCCGACAACCTGCACAGCGTTCAACACGACGCTCAATTGTGTGTTTGGCAGTAACGTCACCAGCGGCAACGACATTCTCGTAGCTGTGAGGTGGGGGCTTGACACTGACACCGTCTCATTAACCGTCTGTGGCGGAAGCCCGACTTCGGTAGTAGGGCCGACGGGCTTTGTCGGTCAAGGCGCAGCAATGCAAGTGTGGAAATATCACGTTACCTCGACGGCTGCCTGCACGATCACTCCCACAAAATCCGGGGGCAATTCTCGACTCAGTGTCGTAGCTGTGGAATTCACTGCCGGCACCGTTGACCAAAACAGCGTAATCGCCAATCAGCTTGTGCCCGGCACTGGCACTGACGCAATCACCACGGCGACAATCACCCCGACGGTCGCCAACTCTTACGCGGTGACGTTTGTTGACAATGCTTCGCAGTCCTCGGCCACCTTTACTGCTGGGACAAATTGGGCGAAGCAACTGGCCGTGACCAGCGATATGTTGATGCTGGAAGCACGGACACTATCGAGCACCAGCGCGGTCGCTGGGACTGCAACCTGGGGCAGCGGGACAGGCAGCACCCAGGCAGTTGTGGTGAATGTAAAACCATGAAACGAGTGCTACCAATTCTCGCGCTGCTGTTCTTATGTGGTCAGGCGTGGGCGGCCTGTTCCGATGCAGCAACGATCACCGTGGGCAGCGGGAAAGATTGCGCCACGATTCAGGCAGCAGCGAACGTCGTCACGGCAGGGCATACGGTCGTAGTTTACGCGGGGACCTACGCCGAATACGTCGTCCCGCCCACCAGCGGCACGGTGGGCAACCCGATCACCTTCAAGGTAAACGCGGGCGACACGGTCAACGTCAACGGCTTCAACCTATCGAACCTCTCCTACGTCACGGTGGGCGGAAGCGGGACGACCGAAGGCTTCGTCGTCTGCTCGACCTACACGGCCAATTACTGCTTCAACGTGACCAAGGGAAGCCACCTCACCGTCCAGCGCAACACCATCGGCGGAACGTCCAGCGGCGGGGGTGGGACGGATGCGTGCGTGTTCAACAGCAGCACCACGGCAAACGATTCCAGCTACACCTCGGTCCTGAACAACACCCTGGCCTGGTGCGGACCATACGGTGGCGTTGTAGCGGGGAAAAAGAACGGCGCTGCCCCGATCGAGTTGCGCGGAAATCACTGGCGCGTGGAAGGCAACACGGCGAGCCACGTTTCTGAGTTCGCTTCCAACGTCGCCGGCGACCACCACGTTGTGCGCAACAACATCTGGCGAGACACGGACTGCGCAGCGGATTTCGGGACGGACGATAGCGGCGCCGGGAACCTTTGCCACATGGACGCCTTGGAAGTTGACTGCGCGGGCGTCAACACCTTGCCCCGCTACATTCTGTTTGAAGGCAACCAGATCATCAATGTGCAGGCCACGCCGACCGGGTCGAACACGCGGGGCCGCGGGGTGCACGGTTTCCTCGCCAACGCGGAAACCTGCACCGGTATCACTAACTTCATTTATCGCTTCAACTACGCCTCCAACCCGCTGTTCGGCCAGCTTATCTTGAGTAGCAGTCCCACCGCACTGTTCGATCACATTGCCGAGTACAACAACACGGCCGACACGATGGGGCAGGAGAACGCCTATGCGAATGCCTACGTAGGCGGAGCGAGCGCCGGGGCCACCAACGCCCGCAGCAAGAACTCCCTCTATCGAAACGCGACGAGAACGACGGGCTCGATCAACGGCATCTACACCGATGCGAACACAAATCCCACCTTCATCGGGGCGAACGACCTATTCTTCAACACCAGCGGGAGCACGTTTTCTGCCAGCACCATCTGTGTTCTGAACTCATTGACGAAATGCACCGGGTTTATCTTGAACCAAGATCCGTTGCTTTCCGGCAGTAACTTGTTGGCGGGTTCCCCGGCGATCAAGGCGGGCACGTCGCTGACCACGGTAGCAGCGGGCGACACCGGCTCGGGCACCTCGCTGATCGTAAACGATGCAACCTTCTTTCAGGATGGGTTGGGCGTTACGGGAGTCTCGGCGGACGGCATCTGCGCGGGCACGACGCTGGCGGGCGCCAGTTGCGTGATGACCACGGCGGTCAATTACGCCACGAACACGCTGACCCTGGCCTCGGGGATCTCGCGCAGTAACGCCGACGGCGTGTGGCTGTGGAAGAAGTCGGATAGCGCGATCGTGGCCACGACCGCTCACGCGCCAAACATCGGGTCGGCGCTGCCTCCGACTGCATCGCTCTCCGCATCGAGCATCGCCTTTGCGGACCAGGCCGTGGGGAGCACGTCGGCTCCGTCCTCGATCACGCTTACCAACACGGGCGGAAGTCCGCTAACGATTACCAACGTGGCCCTGACTACGGGAACAATGTTCACTCTTACGTCCGCGACTTCGGGCACGGTTGCCCCGGGTGCCACCTTCACGATCTCGGTGACCTTCACCCCGGCCAGCAACATCCTCTACAACGACACGGTGACCGTGACCAGTGATTCGACTGCGGCCACGAGTTTCACGGTAAGCGGGACCGGCACCGGAGCACCCACCGTGACCTGCTCGATCGCCAGCAACTTTGGCTCGATCGTGCCCGGCCAGAGCGCCACGCTCACCATCACGACAGCGAACGCGGACATCGGTTGCACGCTTTCGACCGATGGCGGAACCCCGGCCAGCGTGACCTGCAACGGAACCGTGAGCAAGAGCCCGGCTACCGGAAGCCACACTCACGCCCTGGTGGCCAGAGGGGCGACGGGAACGTGCGGCGGCAATGCGGCTTTCAGCGTGACGGTGCCGCCGGCCAGCGTGTTCTAGCGCGCAATCGCAAACTCCGAAAACTACGCAAAACACGCACGCCTTTCTCGCGAGTCACCCTACAGTCGAAGCTACAGACGAAGCGGCGCACGGATCCGGCGGCGGGCCATCCTCACCCCACGCTAGACACCGCCGCCGGATTTGAAATCGAAGACCGAATGACCAAGGCCGACAAGATCGCGTGGCTTGATTCGATGAAGGCATTCGCCCAGGCCGAGCAGCGCAACACCGGCATTCCGGCCTCGGTCGTGCTTGCCCAAGCTTTCTGCGAGTCGGCCGACAAGCTCGGCAACCCCGGCCAGTGCGTCATCGCCCGCGAGTGCAACAATTATTTCGGTATCAAGCTCGGCCGCGCCACCGCCCCCTATCGCCAGTACTGCACCGCGAAGGACGCCAGCCCGAAGAACAAGTTCCGCGTCTTCAAGTGCGTCGCCGATTCGTTTGCCTTCCACGCGCGCCTGCTCTCCACCGATCCGCGCTACGCGCCGGCCATGGAAGCGGTGCACGATCCGCTCGCCTTCGCCGCCCAGCTCCAGATCTGCGGCTACTCGGAAAATCCGCAGTACGCCTCGAAGCTGCTGGGCCCGATCATTCGCGAATACCACCTCGAAGATTTCGATTTGAAGGAGGGCGTATGAAACGCGCCATCGCACTCGCACTTTGCCTCATGCTCACCGTCGCCTGCTCGGAGAGCGATTACCACAAGGCCGCCAACGCTTCCGCCAAGATCGCCAGCGGCCTGGCCGCGATCGAGCAGATCAACGAAAATTCGTACCACGCTGGTCTGCTCAGTAAGGAAGAGAGCGTCGCCATCGCCGGCTACACCATCGAGGCGACGCGCGCCAACGATGTATTTGTCGGCCGCATCAAGTCGCTGGGCTCGATCGATACCTCGAACCGGGCGCTCGTCGTCGGCTGGTTCGGCGACGTGGCCGCTTCCATCCAGTTGCTCAACGAGCAGGGCGTGCTTCACGTCAAGAACCCCGACACGAAAGCCAAACTCGCCATCGCCGTCACCGCCGTTCAGGCTTCCGTCCAAATCATCCAGGCGCTGCTCGGCATGACAGCGCAACCATCACCGCGCGCGGGAATTTTACAGTCCGCGCAGAGAGGAACTTATGGACCCGATGTTGATTTTGCAACTCGCCCTCGCCAGCGTATCTGCCGGCATGAAGCTGGTCGCCGAGATCAAGGCGCAACAGCAGATGTCCGACCAGCAGCTCTTGGACTTCGCGACCCAGTCCGACGCGCAGACGCGCGCTGCGGCGGTGGCGTTTATCGCCAGCGTCCAGGCATAAAGGTCTTCGCGCCGCTTTCGTTGTTTGCGTCGTTTCCGGACTCTGCAAATTTGCGCCGCGTCCGGTTGGCGGATGAGTTAGCCGTAAAGGGGGGTATCAGGGGCATCGGGCTGTCCGGATGGCCCCTACGGTCGTTTCCAGCACCTCCGGGCGCTCCTACCCCCTGCGTGAAACTTCACACAGGGGTATCTGGTGGGTCCGGCGACCTGCGTTCTTGAGGATACGAAGTGGCCCCATATTTTCGAGTTTGCCAGCACTGCCAGGCCGAGCTGAAGAATGCGGACGGTTCGCCGCGCTTCCACCGCACGCAGAGGTTCTGCGGGAAGCCGTGCCTGGACGCGGATAAGGCCGCGCGAATGCGGGCCCGGCGCAAGCGCGCAAGGGGAGGGTTATGACGGTTTTGAACGGCAAAAAGACCTATATCGCGGCCGCTGCGCTCTTCCTGCTGGGCGCGTTCCTGATTTACTCCGGCAGCGCCGAGGCCGGTGTGATGCCGATCGCCATGGCGCTCGGATTCATCGGCCTGCGCTCGAACCAGCAGCGCAACGCGCAGATGATCGCGCGCGCCCTCGCCGATGTGAAACAGGTCGCCCTCGACAAGCAACCGCTGACCAAGGAGCAGAAGGCCCTGCTCATCGCCGACGGCATGCAAGTGGCCGGCGACGTGATGATCGGTGACGCCGAACCAAAATGACAGGCGCAGAGATCAAGTCCGAGGCCTTCAAGCATCTCGCCACCGTTGGCGGCGTCGGCGCCGGCGGCCTGGTGGCGTGGACGCTTGTGCGGGCCATCGCTTCACGTCCCGATGCGGTGATTGCCACGCTCAACGGTTTCGGTGCGGCGCTGCCCTGGTTCATCCTGGCGCTGGTGGCCGCCTGGTTCGTCGACCGGCGCCTGGCGGAGGGGATGACCTTGATGAGCGATAACACCAAGGCGCAGCAATCGCTCGCCGATGCCGTGCAGGTGATCGCGCACCGCGACGATGAATGGTCACGCGAACAGGAGCTGGCGCTGGGCCAGCTTGGACGCCAGCAGGAAACGCTGCTCCAACAGCAGAAGCAACTGCTCGATAGCATGGGCAAGGTCAATCTCGACTTTCAGAAGTTCGTGGCAGGCACTTTCGAACGGAGGGCCAAAGCATGAACACCGGCGCAATCGCTACGCAGAAGCACTGCCGTTTGCGCGGCGTCATTCTCGAACTGGTATTCGGCAACCACTGCCGCCAGGAGTCGCGTCTCGATCACCTCATCATCTGGGGAACGCTCTCGAGCATGCAATTCGGAGTCGGCCGTAACGAGGTGCTCACCGCGCTGCAGGATCTGCGCGACCGCGAGTACATCCGCTTCCAGGAACATCGCGACGACGACACCGGCCGTACGTCCATCAGCAAAATCGAAATCACGCCCCGGGGCCGCGACCTGGTGGAGAAAATCGGGCCGAAGGACCCGGCCATCCTCATTCTGTGAATGGCATCGCGACCAAAAACCGGAGAGCCGCGCAAGGTGCGCCAGCCGCTCAAGATCGATCAGCTCCCGCCCGAGACGCGCGACGAGATCCAGAAGCTGCGCGCCCTGGGCAAGACCTGGACGGAGATCGAGGAGCTGTCGAAGAAGTTCGTCGAGTGGGACAAGCTCGACATCGCGGTCGCCAGTCTCTTTCCCAATCAGCGCCTGCCGCATACCAACCTGCAGCGCTGGTACGACCTGCGCGTGCAGCAGGTGATCGCGGAAACGCAGGCGCGCGGACAGATCGCGCACGAGCTGGCCGAAGCGCTGGCGTCCCGCGGCTTCGGCGATCTGCCGGGCTCGGTACTGAACGCGCTCGGCGAGGAAGTGTTTGCCCTGACCGAAGCGGCCGACACGCACAGCAAGGACAAGTTGCGCGCCGCGCTGCTCGAACTGGGCAGGCTGCTGGCCTACGAAAAGCGCACGGAGGTCCAGAAGCAGCGCGCCGACGTTGAGACGAAGAAGATCAACCTCCTCGAAGAGGAGCTGAAGACGAAGCGCAAGAGTTTGGAGAAAGCAACTGAGCAAGCAGCAGCAAAAATCGGAAAGGGACAGTCGCTCACGCTCGACGACATCAACAGCGTCCGCGAGCGTACGTTCGGACTCCCTCCCCTTGCCGCCGGTCATCCAGCTTAGGCCGTATCAGCAGCGCTGGATCGACGACAAGTCCCGCTTCAAGGGTGCGGTGAAGTCTGCTCGCATCGGCTTTTCCTATGCCACCGGACTCGAGGCGATCTTCGATTGTCTCGGACATCCGACGACGTGGACCGTGCTCAGCGCCTCGAAGGCGCAGTCTGTCGAGTTCGTTGACCAGGCTTCGAAAAACATCCAGGCGATCGGCGCGACCGCGCAAATGTACGACGAGCCCTTCATCGACGAGTTTGGCGCGGCCACTGACATTCAAGTGCAGCGCATCCAGTTCCCCAACGGCGCGCGCATCCTGGCGCTGCCCGCGAACCCGCGCACGGCTCGCGGCTATCCCGGCAACGCCATCCTCGATGAATACGCTCATCACCAGGATTCTTACGCGATCTGGGCCGCGGTTGCGCGCCAGGTAGCGCTCGGCCATAAACTGCGCGTGCTCTCCACGCCGAACGGCGAGCAGGGCAAGTTCTTCGATCTCGCGCACGAGTTCGGCCTCACCGAAGGCGTCGCTCCGGAAATCAATCCGGTGGAGCGCGGCGCCTGGTCGTGGCATTGGGTGGATGTGCATCTCGCGATCGCCGAGGGCTGCCCCATCAACGTTGAAGAAATGCGCGACCTCTTCAAGGACCAGGAGACGTTCGCGCAGGAATTGCTCTGCGTCTTCCTGAAGGCAGTCGGCGCCTATCTCTCGCAGGAACTGGTCGCGCTCTGCGAAGACGATGGCGCCACCGTCGACTGGCCCGCCGGCTACGAACCTGTCGGCCCGCTCTACGCCGGCTTCGACGTTGCCCGCGATCATGATGCTTCGATCTTCTGGATCGACGAAAAGATCGGCGACGTAGCCTGGACGCGCATGGTGATGGCGATGTACGCGATGCCCTTCTTCGGCATGAACGGGGAAGAAGGCCAGGCCGAGCGCGTGCTGCCCTGGGTGCTGCGCTGCACGCGCACCGCGATGGATGCCACCGGCATGGGCGTCGGGCTCTTCGACTGGCTCAACACGCGCGCCCGCGGCCGCATCATGGGACTGAACTTCGCCGGCACCAACGATAACGGCGTCAAGATCAAGACCGACCTGGCCACCAGGCTGAAGGGTCGCCTGGAGAAACGGCTGGAGCGTCTGCCCCGCGATCCGCAGATCCGCCAGGAGCTGCTCGCCATCAAGCGCGAAGTCTCCGGCAACTCGGTGAAGTTCGACGCGCCGCGCATCGAAGTGGATTCCGCCATCGCCGGCGGCGCCAAGAAAAAGCGCTATGCCCACGCCGACCGCTTCTGGGCCAAGGCGATGGCCGATCTCGCCGCCGCCGGCTCGGCCGCGGCCGTGATGGCCTGCGTGGATCCGGAAGAATCCTGGACGCGCAACGAGCGCCGCGGCGCCATGAGCGCAGCCGGACGCACGATCATCAAGGTCTATCACCCGGAAGATGTGCCGGCGTCGCTCGGTGGCGGCCGCGAGCGGAGGTCGCTGTTCGCATGAAGCTGACCACGCTCAATCTCGCCGGCGCTGCCGAATTCGCCAACGCGCTCGATCACACACGCGCGATCGCGGGCGATGACGCAGTCGTCGCGCAGGTAAAAGAGAACCTGCTCCCCGCGCTCTTCACGCTTGCCGGCGGCAACGATCCGGAAGATGCGAAGTATCGCCGCATCACCGCCCCGCAGATGCGCCGCGACCTCAACCCGCTCATGCAGGAGCGGATGCAGGCCGTCTGCTACTACCTCTCGGTCACCAACCCGTTCGCCAAGCGCATCGTCGAAGTCATCGTCAGCTACGTCTTCGGCGAGGGCATCAAGGTCGTCTGCACGGATCCGAAGGCGCAGGAAGTTGTCGACAAGTGCTGGAACGATCCGGTGAACGCCCTGGGCGATCCCGATCGCGGCGTGCGCAGTTGGGGCAAGGAACTCTCCGTCTTCGGCGAAGTGGTAATCCCCGTGGTCGAGAATCCGACCAACGGCGCGGTGCGCTTCGGCTACGTCGATCCGCTCGATATCGCCGCCATCGAGTACGGCGCGCTCATGCCCGACGACACCATGGGCTTCCTCGCCATCCCCGTCGCCGTGCTGCTCAAGAAGCGCGTCGGCGAGAGTGCGAGCAAGCGCCTGGCCATCATTCGCCAGGACGAGGACCCCAACTCGGAGAGCTTCGGCCAGCTCGTCGGCGATTGCTTCTACTCCGCCGTGAACAAGGCGAAGGGCGGCACGCGCGGTTTCAGCGACCTGTTCGCCCTGGCCGACTGGGCCGATGTTTTCGACGCCATGATCTTCGACGTCGCCGATCGCAATCGCTTCCTCAACGCCTTCGTGTGGGACCTGGAAGTCAGCGGCGCAGACGAAGAGGCCGTCAATAAGTGGAAGAAGTACATCACGCAATCTCCGCCGAAGCAGGGCGGGGCCTTCGTGCACAACGAGCAAGTCAAGCTCTCGGCGCAGACGCCCGACCTGAAGGGCGCCGACAATTCCGAGATCTCGAAGATGGTCCGCAATTACGGACTGGGCGGCGCCGGCCTGCCCACCTGGTTCTTCGCCGACGGCAGCGATACCAACCGCTCCACCGCCGACGAGATGACGGGCCCGACGGGCAAGAAGCTCACCGACCGCCAGAACGAAGTGAAGTCGATGATCTCGACGGTCGTCACTTACGTGCTCGATCGCGCCATCGCCCGCGGCGTGCTGGCGCAGACGGTCGATCGCAGCTTCAAGTTGCAGGTCCCCGACCTGATGATCAAGGACCTGTCGAAAGCGGCGGCCACGCTGGGCGCGCTCACCAATTCGATTTCGATTGCGGAAGAGAACGGCTGGATCCGCGGCGAGACCGCCGCGCGCTGCTTCCACGTATTGCTCGGCCAGATCGGCGTCGATGTCGATACCGACGATGAATACAAGAAGGCGCAGCAGGAAGCGCGGGACCGCCAGGCGAAGCAGGTCGATGCGCTCGCTCCGCAGAAGATGCTCGCCTCGACGCTCACGCAACTCGAACAGGCACGCGCCGGCGCCGCCGCACCTGGTGCGCCCCCGAAAGCGAGCGTGCAATGACGCGCCAGGAACAATTCGCGCAGAAGGTCCAGCAGCTCATCGCCAGCGCGCAGCAGCTCGCCCCCGAAGCGCGCTCGGCCGTTATGGACCTACTGAACCAGGCGCGCCAGCGGATCCTCGCGCAGCTCGCCGATTCCGATCCCTCCAGCTTCTCCACCTGGCAACTGCGCAACCTGAAGAACTCGGTGGACCAGGCGATGCAGACTTTCCAGGACGAAGCGACCAAAGCCATCGCCGCGCTGCAAACCTCGGCCGCGCGCCTGGGCAGCGAGATGGCCGGCGCACCGCTGGCCTCAACTGGGCTGAGCATGAGCGCGATCGGCGGCGTCGATGCCTCCACTCTCGCCATCGCCCAGGGTTACACGGCGGACCTCATCACCGGCCTCTCGAAGGACTCGGCCGCCCGCATCAACGCCATCATCCAGCGCGCATTCCTGGGCGGGCAATCGGTCACCGACATCATTGACCAGGTCGGACGCGCTCTGAACAACGGCAAGGATTTCGGCGGGATCTTCAGCCAGATCGGCAAGCGCGCCGAGACCATCGCCGTGAACGAGGTCCTGCGCGTGCACTCGATCGCGCAGATGGGGCGCCTCACTGATATGGCCGGCCTGCATCCCGGACTGAAGAAGCAATGGAAGCATCTGGACGCCGCGCGCATCCCGCGCCCGCTGCACATCGCGGCCGATGGCCAGGTGCGTGAAGTGGGCGAACCGTTCCACATCGGCGGCGAGGCCTTGATGTATCCGCGCGATCCCAACGGATCGCCCGAGAACACCATCAACTGCCACTGCCTGATGACGCCGTTTTTTGCCGACGAAGATTTGCAGCCCAGCGCCGCGCAGCGCGGACTGCTCGACAGTTTGGGAATTTCAGTTGTTCGGGCCGCATAGGCCAGAAGGAGGAGGAGACGTGGAGAAAGTGAATGTACCCGATGCCCCGCGCGTGCTTCCCAAATCGCTGCAGGCGAAATGGAAAGAGACGTACGAGAAGGAATACTTGATCGCCGCGCGCAACGAGAACCTGAGCGCCGACGATTGCCACCGCGCGGCCGCGCAGTTCGCCAACCGCATGCTCGCCGTCGAGGCGCCGCAGTCGTACCAGGAAGCGATGGAGATGGCGCCCTGGACGGTGCACGCGTCGAACCGGGACGAGGTGCGCGCCGGCACGGCCGACACGCTGAAGATCGTCACCATCGACGGCCGCAAGTACAGCTTCAAGGCGCCGCGCCAGGCGAAGTCGGCGGAGAAGCCGGCTGCAAATGGTGGCGGAGAGAAGTCCGCGGCCTAAACGAACTCGCCTCCTCGGGGGAGTGAGCGAGCGTCCCCTGGCCGGTAGCAGCCCGCCGCCGGCCGGGGGTTCAGAAAAGGAAGAGGGACCGACGATGAAACGAGTTCTGATGACTGGCAATCGGCAACTGGCAACTGCTCTCGTCCGCGAAGCCATGATGATGACCGCCGCGCCCGAGATGTCGTTCGACGACATTCAGTCGCGCATCTATGCCGCGCTGCGGCTGAAGTTCGGAGTCGACAGCGCCGTCTATTGCGTCGACACCTTCCCCACCTACGTCATCATTCGCCAGGCTGATGGCGCGCTCTATCGCTTGGACTATGCCTGGGGTGACCGCGACGGCGACGGCCAGACCGACGACATCATCTTCAGCGGAGATCCGCAGGAAGTGGAAGAAGCGTACATCCCGGTCAGCCAGGCCGCGACCTTCATCGCCGAAGAAGCCGGCTCGAAGCCGGATCCGTGGAAGTTCCCGGTGCAAATTATGAAGCCGGGCATCGCGCACGGTGAGATCGTCCAAGACGGCAAGCGCATCCCGCTGCCGCACAACTTCGGCCCCGGCGTGGTTGCCGAGGTGGCGCAAGCCGCAAACACCGCGCGCTTCGGACGTCGCCATCCCGCCAGCGGATTGGGCGAAGACGACCCCGAGCGCACCGCCGGCTGGTTCGATCACGGCCGCGTCGTCGGCGATTGCGCCACCGCTGACCTGAACCTCTTCAAATCCGAAACCGCCATGCAGGCGCGCCTGAACGCCGCGCGCGAAGCCGGACAGCTCGGCCAGTTCGGCCTCTCCATCCTCGGCATCTTCGCATTCCGCGCCGCGAAGATCGAAGGGCGCGATGCGCTCGATGCAGTCAAGCTGGTGAAACTCGCCAGCATCGATCTGTGCGCCGAGCCCGGCGCCGGCGGTGGCTTTCTGGAAGCCATGCGCGTCGCCGCCTCGCGCGCCACGTTCTCGCAAATTTCTGATCTGCAATCGAAGGCAGTCAAACAGTCTTCCGCAACCGGCGGACTTAACGAAGGCGGTGCACGTAGCGCCAGCCCTCACGGAGGAACAGCAATGAAGGAACGTATTCTGAAGGCAATCGAGGCGCTACGGAAGTCCAACGCCGCACGCGCCACGGAACTCACCACCCAACTCACCGCCGCCGCCGAGGACGCCGGCAAGCAGAGCGAAGTACTCGCCCTGGTCGCCGAGGCGCTCACCGGCGTCGTCAGCATCGGAGCTGCGGCCGCGCAAACCGCGGGCGAAGACGTTGTCGCGCAGGCCAAGGAAGCCCTCAAGCAGGCTCAGCGCATCCAGGCCGACAACCGGCTGGAAACCAAGCTCGCCACTTCGAAGCTGCCCGTGCCGGCGCTCGCGATCATTCGTGAGTCGGCGAAGGAAGCCTTCGACGATGGCCGGCTCTGGGACGATGCCAAAGTCGACGCCAAGATCGCCAGCGTCCGCGAATCGTTCGCGGCCTTCACCACGGCGCGCGTGCACTCCGGCATCGAAGTCGGGCGCGACTCGGAAGAGAAGCTCCAGCTCGCCATGAACAAGATGCTGGGCGTCCGTGAAGCGATGGCCGATGCGACGGTGCACGCCTTCCGCGGCCTCAAGGACGCGTACGTCACCCTCACCGGCGATCGCAACCTCGCGTTCGGAGTGGGCGGCCACGGCGGCTTCCTGGCCAAGGAAGCGACGGTCGTGACCGGCGACTTTCCCAACATCCTGCTCAACTCGATGACCAAGAAGCTGCTCCAGGACTACCGCGAACCGCAGTACGCCTGGGTCGACAACCTGGTCAGCGTGGTCGACATCAACGACTTCAAGTCGCAGGACCGCGTGCGCATGGGTTACCTGGCTGACCTGGCGACCGTGGCCGAGGATGGACCCTACACCGACTTCGTGGTGCCGACCGACGAGAAGATCAGCTACGTGGCCACCAAGCGCGGCAACGTGCTGCCCATCTCGCGCGAGACCATCCTCAACGACGACCTGAACAAGATCGCGCAATTCCCGGCGCGCATCAGTCGTGCGGCACGCCGCACTTACGCCAAGTTCGTGCTCGGCTTCTTCGTCAACAGCCCGAACTTCGACGCCGACGCCACCGCCTGGTTCCACGCCAACCACGCCAACCTGGGCGCCGCCGCCCTCACCATCGACGAGTTGGTGCTGCGCGAGATCGCCCTGCGTACCCAGACCGAGAAGGATTCGGCCGAGCCGCTCGACTTGACCCTCGACTGGATCATGGTGCCGGTGCAACTGGCCGCGCAGGCCTTCCGCATCAACAGCGCGCAGTTCGTCAACCCCGGCGTCGGGATCCAGGTGCCGAACCCGTTCTGGCAGCGCTTCGGCGCGAACGGCGAGCGTATTTACCAGAGCGCCCTGCTCGTCGACGCCAACGACTGGTATTACGGGACCAGCCCGGCCAACGCGCCCTTCCTGGAAGTCGGCTTCGTCCAGGGACAGCGCGAGCCGCAGATGTTCCTGCAGAACGATCCCACGGTGGGCGCGGTCTTCACCAACGACCGCATCACCTACAAGGTCCGCCACGAATACGGTGGCGACATCATGGATTACCGCGGCGTCGGCAAGAACGTCGTCGCCTAGGCCCAGCGCGTGAGCTGAGGGCGGCTTCGGCCGCCCTCTTCAAGGACAACGATTTCAATCCGGAGAGGGGAACATGAAAACAATTCGCAACATCGTTCTGACTGCGCTGCTTCTGGCCGTCGCGATCATGATCACGCCGCCGCCCGCCGCCGCGCAGAACAACTACACCGACGCTACCGGCGGATTCATGAAGGAGCAGGCCATCGCCGCTTCCGCCGCGCGCGTCGCCAGCTTCACTTCCGCGATCATCGACGTCGGCGCTTATGCCGGCGGCGAGATCCTGATCGATGCCACCGCCAAAACCGGCACCTCGCCCACCCTGGACTTCGTCTTCAAGAGTTGCTCGACGACCAGCGCGGCGACCTGCCGCACGCACTCGACGTTGGCACAGATCACCGATACCGGCTATTACCGGCTGCCGGTCTCGGGCTTTGGGCGTTACGTCGAGCTCGTCGGCACGCTCGGCGGCTCGGACACGCCCGGCTACACCTACAGCATCGTCGGCGTGTTCAAGCCTTATCCGAATACGACCAGCGTGCCGGCCACGACCGCCCAGGGCACCGCCGCCGGCGATGCCGGCTACTGGCCGGTGAAGGTCACCAACGGCACCCAATCGCTGCCTACAGGCGATGCCCTGGCGCGCTCGATCTTTGTGAAGCCGGGAGATGGCACCACTTCCATCGCGGTGAAAGCGGCATCGACTGCTTCGGCGGCGACTGACCCTGCGTTGGTAGTGGTTGGATCTCCGAATGGCGGTGACCCTTGCAGCAATCCGTCGGTTGCGAAGGCATCCATCGCGTTCAACATTCCGACAGCTACTACAACCAGCTTGGTGGCGGTAAGTGCCAGCACTCAGGTGTACGTCTGCGGCTTTGCAGCGACCCTCGGCGCCTCCACTACCGTGTCGCTGGAGTCCGGGACGAGTACTGCCTGCACCGGCACTCGCGCCTTGACAGGGGTGTTCACGCCGGCAACTGGCGGCTATGTGCACATTGCATTCCCGCTCGGCCCTGCTCAAGCCGCGGATGGCGTCTGCGCCGTAACCACTGGCACCGGCGGCGCGAACGGTGTGCTTAGCTACGTGCAGCGATAGAAAAGTTCGCTCGGGAGACACGCCTCCTCCGGCGATGGAAGGCGCGGCGATCGTAACTGGCCGTCGCGCCTTTTTGAAAACGACATGACGTTTGCTGAATTACAAGCCGAAGTCGCAAGCCTGATCCAGGATGCGGCCGCGACGCTCGTCACCGGCGATCGCGACGCGCGCATTCGCCAGGCCATCCTTCAGCGCTATTCGAAGGACCGCCCCTGGGAAGTGACCAACGACATCGCCGGCAACGGCACACAGTATCTCGGTGTCCCCGTCATCTCCGCCGGCACGTACAACGGCGCCGTGTTTGAAGATGGCTGGTCGGTGATCCGGCAGATTGAATTCCCCATCGGGCAGTGGCCGCCGGCGCTGCTCGATACGAGCCACGATTACGCGCTCGTGCGCACGCCCACCGGCCCGAAGATCTATCTCGATACCTGCACGCCCGGCGTTGGCGACCTGTTGCGCATCACCTGGACCTCGCGCCACCTGGCTGCCGCCACCAGCATCCAGCAGTTTGATTTCAACGCCGTCGCCGACCTGGCCGCCTCGCTCTGCTGCGATGCTCTGGCCCAGATCTACGCGCAGACGCGCGACGTCTCGCTGCAGGCCGATTCCGTCAATTACCGCACCAAGTCGCAGGAGTACCTGGCGCTGGCCAAGAACCTGCGCAAGCGCTACTGCGACCACATGGGCATTGCCGATAGCGTCGCCGGGCAGGCCGCGAACAAGCCCGCCATGGCGCTGGGCGATATGGACGAGACCATGCAGATCGGCGTCGACCGCCTGATCCACAAACGGGGGACACGCTGATGCCGGCTGAATTCAAATTCAAAATCACCGGCGTCGACGAAGTCGCGGCCGAGATCCGCGATGCGGTCCGCGCCGGCCAGGTCCGCGGGCTGGAAAAGATCGCCCTGCGCGGCCAGCAACTGGTGATGGAGGCATGGCCGGTCGGCGCCACCGGTTTCGGCGCGCATTCCGTCGCTTACCTGGTCGAGGGCGAGAAATCTCCGATGGTCGCGCGCATCTTCGAAGGTGCGCCCGCCGATGTTTACGCTGCGCCTGTCGAATTCGGCTCGCGCCCGCACTTCCCGCCGGTTGGGGCACTGCTGCTCTGGGTGCAGAAGAAGATGGGCGCGAAGAACGAGAAGGAAGCCCTATCGATCGCGTTTGCGATTGCGAAGACTATCGCCAAGCGCGGCACCCCTGCGGCCCACATGTTTTCCGGCATCGCGCTCAAGACTCTCGAAGTTGAGGCGCCGGGGCTACTCGAAGTAGCCCTCGCGCAGGAACTGCAGAGCCGCGGCATGGGAGGAAACGCCTGATTATGAAACGTTATTTACTGATTTTCGCGTTGCTTTCGAGCCTGGCTGGGTCCGCTCAGCAGTACACCACGACCACGCACAGCGGCTTCCGCAAGCCCACCGCGGGCAGCGTGAACTGGGCCGCCGCGATCAACCAGAATTGGGATGACCTGGACCTGTATCTCTACTCCTCGATCGTTCACCAGGCTGGGACCGAGACCATCGCCGGGGCGAAAAGGTTCAGCAGCATCGTCAAGGTATCCCCGGCGATTCAAATAACCGACTCTGACGGACTCATCGCTCCGTTCCAGTTACTCAACGGACCCAACGGAATCCCGGTGGATGAGGGCCCTGGACAGATGGCAGTGCCGACGTTTTATCCGTCTGCGAACAACATGCTGCTTTCGTTGGATCTGTCGCCGCACGGCGTCCCTGTAGATCTCGGCTACGGGGCGACGTGGTTTGATGCGTGCACCACCGACCAAATCCAATTTGGTCTCGATCCGACTGTGTGCCTGCATCTCGGTGCCGGACTCAACCCAAGCGGGCTATTCATCGGCGGCGCAATTTACAGCGGGGGGAGCGCACTGCCTCTTATTTTTGGACAGATGAACGGCAACCTATTTCCGGCGGTGTGGAATGAAACGATGCGCATCAATGCCGACGCGACTTTGACCGTCGCCAAAGCCGCTACATTTTCCAGCACGGTCGCAACGCCAGCACTCGCGCTGAGTTCGCTGGCGGCACCATCTTGCGACGTTTCTCACCGTGGGCAGTTTAACTACGTGGCTGGCGGAACCGGCGTGAAAGACGTCGTACAGGTGTGCGCAAAAGACGGCGCGAATGCTTACGCGTGGAGGGCGATTTACTGAGGTGCCGGGATACGGCGACAACCCGTACGGGAACGCACCTTATGGCGACGTGTCCCTCATTGCCATCAAAGCCGCGGTAGTCGCAGCCGTCAAGGCCGTCGATGGCGCCGGCGACAACGCCTACTACTACCAGCCCTACGTGAAGACCGACGCCGCGCTGAAAGCGACCTTCGGTCAAGCCAACGGGCCGCTGCTGGGCTGGACCGTGGCGCGCGAATCCACCGCCGCGCGCGATCGCACCGTCGGCGGCGTCGAGGAAACGCACTTGCTCGTGCTCCGCGGCTACCACGCCATCAACGAAGACGGTACCAGCGAGCTGGCCTTCGAAGCGCTGGTCGAGGCCGTGCGGGCCGCCCTGCGCAGCAATCGCACGCTTACCTTTACGGCGTTCATCACCAACCCGCCGCCCTCGGTGCGCACGGCCGAGGCGCGCATGTACTGCGGCGTGCTCGTTCACTATGCCGAGATCGCGCTCTATGCGCAGGAGTACCCCGTATGAAGCGGGAGGAGGCAAACACCATGGCCCGAGGCGAAGATTTTGTTCACGTCAAACTGAGCGCGGCCGGCGAAAAGCTGGCCGGCTCGAACCCGCTCCGCGTCGTTACCGGCACGAAGGATTTCACCTTCAAGGCCGGCGAGGCGCAGCGCGTCACCCGCGCCTTCGAGTGGGAGCGCGTGCTCAGCCAGCAATATCGCGATGGCGAGTGCCTGTTCGAACTCGCCGACGCCAGCGCAGGACTTCCCAGCGCGTCCGATCTCGACCAGGTTGCCGCTGACGGCGCCGCTGCCGAGCATACGCAGGGATAACAATTTTTGGCCGTCGACCGTAGCCAGCCGATAGGAGACTGACCATGCCCTTCGAAGCACAGAAAATCATCAACCGTAATCTCGTCATCAGCACCAACAAGCAGAACGCCTACGGCACCCAGCTCGCCGACGCTGCCCTCATCCATCGCCTGCGCTTCGATCCTTCCGCCTTCGGCAAGTTCGCGAAGGCGTATCGCAGCGACCTGCAGCGCGCCGGCAAGGGACATCCGTGGGCGACCGAGCGCGAGAAGGTGCAGCAGTCCTACAGCTTCTCCTTCAACCAGGAGATCACCGACTTCATCGCCGGATGGATCTGGGCCTTCGTCCTGGGCGCCGACAACGTAGCCGGCGGCGGGCCGCCCTACACCCACACCATCACGCCCGACCTGAGCACCAACATCGCGCCCGTCACCACCGTGTACGGGGAAGATACGGCCGATGTGAAGACCAAGCACGCCGACCTGGCCATCAATTCGCTCAAAGTTTCGGGCGGCCCGGTGGGGCCGGCGATGTGCAGCGTGGACCTGGTGGGCAGCGGCAAGTACGTGGACGGCGCCATGGGCGGCGCCGGCCTGCCCGCGCTCCCCACCAACGCCTACCTGCTGGGCAACTATTCCGACATCAAGATCGGCGCGCCCGGCGCCCTCGCCTCGATCAAGGAGCGGGTGAAGAGCTGGGAAGTGGATTACATGCAGAACGTGATCCCTCATTACGCGCCCGGCGGCGGCCTGGTTGCCAGCTTCACCGAACGCGGCATTCCGGCGATCAAGTTCATGATGAGCGTGATGGCCAAGGATGCCGACGACATCCGCACCCTGCTGCTCAACGACACGATCCAGGCGGTGCAGATCATCGTCAGCGACTCGACCGCCGCCAAGAGCATGCAGATCGATCTCGATCACGTCTACCTGAGCGCCGCGGTCAAGGGCGCCGATGGCGACAAGGTCATCTGGCAGGTAGAAATCGACGAGCAGTCGATGATGAAGAACGGCGCCAACCCGGTTATCCAGGTCACGGTCATCAATTCGGTGGCCACCTACCTGGTCGGCGCATAAGGAAAAGAAGGCGGGCCTCGCGGCCCGCCCAGAGTACCGAGTGATGCAACGTCTTTCGACCAATTGGGTGACGCGGAGGGTGCGGAAACACCCTCACGCGCCAGCGGCCCGCGTGAGTTCAGCACGCAGACGCGCGCCGCGAAGTGTATTGCTCCGGCGACCCATGTTCAAGCCAGCAGCTCAACCGACGAATCAGGGAGATTCCATGAATACTCTGTTCGGGTGGCCGGGTGGCAAGAAGAACATGGTGCAGCGTCTGCTCCAGCTCCTGCCGAAGCACAAAACCTACGTCGAGCCGTTCTGCGGTTCGGCACGCCTGCTGTTTGCAAAACCTCCCAGCGATGTCGAAATCATCAGGGATGCGAACGCCGACCTGATGAACTTCTTCCTGGTTGCCGCTTTCCGTCCGGCAGCGCTGGCCGCTGCATTTGAACGTGCCTGCATGCATCCGGCGGTGTTCAAGCGCCTGCGCACCGCCGATCTCAGTTCGCACGATGAAGTGGCGCAGGCTTTCCGCTTCGCATATCTCCAGTGGTTTTCTTTCGGCGCTAAAGGCGAGCATTTCGCGTGGCCATCGAAGGAACGCGGCCGGTGGATGACGAAGGGCGCTCGGCTGGCCCGCGTGCGGCGAATGCTGCGCGACGCGTCGGTGAGGCTCCGTGGCGTCATCATCGACTGCGGCGACGCGAGGGAGATCATCCGGCGCTATGACGCGAGCGGCACGTTCTTCTTCTGCGATCCGCCGTACGTGAACTTCCGCTCGCTCGGGCGCTATACCGCGGGCACCGAGGAAGAGCGCGCGGCGATTTTTGAGTGTCTCTCCAAGGTCAAAGGCAAGTTCTTAATGACGAACGAGGACTGTGAAGAGATCCGCGGCCTGGCTCGTCGACACGGCTTCCGGACGGCTCGCATTCCGACCGTCTATACGATCGCCGCCGGTGCACGGAGCCGCGGCACGATGGAGTTGTTGATTTCTAATTTCGCTATCTGAGGGCGCTCCACTACGCGCTCCCACGGCCCGGCCTCCACTACGGCCAGCCAGTACCTCGGTTCCTCACCGAGCCAGCAGAATTTGCAATTTGCAAATTTCAAATTTGAAATTTTGTGAGGATACCGATGGACTTCATCCAGTTAGACGCCCCGAGAACGGTGAGCTTCAAAGCCGGTAAAAACGCCTTCACCTACACCTTCCGCCGCATCACCGATGCTGACTGGCGGCAGTACTTCGCCGGGATCTCGTTCATCACCGAACGCGCCGGGGCCGGCCGCACCAACCGCCTGGACGTCCGCTCTTCCGGCCTCGACCTGGTCGAGCATTGCCTGGAGAAGGTCGAGGGATATCCAATGCGCGACGGCAGCAACATTATGGATCTGGCCGATTGGAAGCAGCGCCTTCCCTACGGCCACCGCCTGAAAGCCGCGGAGCTGCTCGTCGACGTGAGCCTCAGCGACGTGGACCGCGAGTACTTCTTCGAGCCCGATATTGACGAAGTCGTGCTCGACGCCGCCTGGAACTCGGCGGCGCCCGGCCTGATGACCCGTTGTTTCGGCCTGGTACATCGCTTTCATCCGGCCACGGCCGAGCACCAGCGCCGCTTCAACCGCGCGACGAGTGAATCGCGCGTGGTGGGCGGCTCGCGCGCCGGCCGCACGATCTATCCCGGCAGCCAGGCGCTCTTGATCGCGCTCTATGACGAGCTGGTGGTCAGCGTCGATGGCTACGGCGTCCAGGGCAAACCGCTCACCGGCGCGGACGCCATCAAGCACGAGATGGACACGTTTCACAAGGTGAGCGCGGTGCAGCAACTCTTCGCCACGCCCGATGATGACGCCGAGCCGGCGGAGGCCAACGAGGCGGCATGAAGCAAGTGGCACGCGATTACCGGGGTCTGCGCACGGCGGCGCTGGAGTTCTTTGCCGAAGCCCTGCTCGACCAGCGCGCCGAGCGCACCCTGGCGCGCGCCGCGGAGTACACGGCCAGCGGGACCGACATGGACGGTCTGATCGATTCCTTCGCCCCGCGCCGCTCGCTCGCCGACGGCTACTACACCCGCGTGGACTACCTGCTCTCGCTGCGCCGCCTCTTCGATGCTGGCGTTACCTTCAAACTCGATGAGTTACGGGTAACTGAAGTTGAAGGGATGCGCGTGGTTGAGGACGCGCGCCAGGAGTTCCTGCGCACGCACCCGGCGTGCGGCAAGTGCGGCGCGGTGTGCGAGCCCGCCGATCTGCGCTGCTATCGCTGCCAGTCGAGCCTCAGCTCGCAGGAGGCGGCGGCATGACGACTGTCCAGATTGAAGTCTCGATCGACGATAAGGGCGTGGTCCAGGGCACGCGCGACATCACCAGCCAGTTCGGGCAGATGGGCAAGGGCGTGCAGGACGCCGGCACCAAGCACAACGCGGTCTTCGGCCAGATGCAGAAGAACCACACCGAGGCATATCAGTCGCTGCGCCTGCTGCTGAGCGGTATAGGCATCCAGCTTCCCCGCGAGGTCGAGCGCGTCATGGTAAAGCTGCCTGGCCTCCAAGGCGCGTTCAAAAGCGCGTTCTACGCGGGTGCAATCCTGGCCACCGCCGCGGCCATCGGCGCACTGGTGCTCAATTTCGACGTCCTTCAGAAAAAGATCATCGACGTGGAGATGGCGATCGGCTCGCTCTTCTCGCGCGGCATCCGCGAGGACACGACCACCGCGAAGATGGACAAGGACCTCGAATCGATCGTCGCCAAGTTGCACGCGGCGCAGAACGCCGCCGCCGCCGCCGGCAAGGAAGGATTCTCCAAGATCACCGAGCAACTCGCCGCCAGCAAGCGCGACCTGGAAGACCTGCAGACGAAGATGAGCGCGACCATCAATGAAAAATATCCCGCCGGCTCTAGCATCGCGCAGCGCGAGCAGGCACAACTGAATTCCTACATCAACGCCGTCAAAACTCAGCTCCAGCTGCAAGCAAATAGAGACAGTGAGGCGCTGGAGCGCCAGCACACGCAGACGTTGCGAGATATCGACCTGCAAGCCACACTGGCCGGCAAGAACGACCTGGAGAAGACCCGCATTCAGCTCGCGCACGACATCCAGGCCATCGATCTGGCGGCAACCGCCGACAAGACTGGCGCCGGCAAGGGATTTTTCAGTGCCGAGAAGATGGCCGAGATTAAGAAGAACCTCGCCGACGTCCGTGCGCTCTACCAGCAGTACTCCAACGAGATCCACCAGACCATTCTCCAGGAGAACGCGGCCTCGCTCTCCGGCTTCGCCCAGATCGCCGCCGAAACGCAAGCCAAGATCGGCGCGCTGAATAAGACTTTTCACGACAAGTGGGGCGACCAGTTCATCGGCGATCCGCACGATCCCGAGAACCAGGCGCGCATGGACGCCTGGGTCAACGCCACTGCCGACTTGCAAAAGGCGATCACGGCCACCGAAGCCGCGGGATTGAAGAAGCGCCACGAGCTGGAGGTGACCAACCTCGAAGAGACCACGCAGCTCAACGAGAAGGCCGCCATCGCCATGCTCCCCGCGTGGCAGCAGGCCGACGCGCAGATCGTCGCCGAATTCAACGACACCCAGCGCAAGCTGCAGGACGCCCTCAACAAGGGCATGATCACGCGCGCCGATTACGATCAGCGCCTGCGCGATGAAGCAATCATCTCGAATCGCCGCATGGCCGACGACCTCGCCGGGCAGCTCCAGCAGACCTTCGACGACATCACCAGCGGCAACATCGGCAAAACCATCGTCAAGAATTTCGAGAAGCTCTTCTTCCAAATCGTTGCGCAGTGGATCGTAGCGCAGCGCTCGATGCAGGGCGCGGCCGCGGGCACTGGCGGAGGCGGCGGTCTATTTGGAGCGTTGTTGGGCCCACTGCTCGGCATCGGCATGCCCGGCGGCGTGGGCGGCGGATCCACGCTCGGCATCCCCGGCATGGGCGGCGGTTACCCCGGCGGCGCCGGTGGCGGCCTGCCCGGCGGAGTCATCAACAACTTCATGGCCGGCGGATCGACCCTGGGCGGCGGTGGTGGCATCATCGGCGGCGGCAGCACCGCCGGCATGGGCGGGGGCTCGGTCGATTCCAGCACCAGCGTCATCCTGCGCGGTGTGCCCGGCATCGGCGGCATTTCCGGCGGCGCGGGTGGCGCATCCGGTGGTGGCGGGCTCTCCGGCCTGCTCGGCATGCTGCCGATGGCTGGCGGCTTACTCGGAAGCAAGGTGGGCGGTATCGCCGGTGCGGTCGGCATGGGTCTGGCCGGGCTCGGCATCGCCGCCTCGCTCCAAAATTCTCAAGCGCTCGCGCTCGTCACCGCGCTCGGCCTATCGCCCGCCATCGTCGCCGCCGGAGCGGGCGGACTCACCGGCTTCGGCGTCGGCATGCAGTATGGAAAGCTGCCAGGCGCCCTTTCCGGAGTCGGTGTGGGCGCGCTCACCGGCTTCATGGTCGGCGGCCCGATCGGCGCGCTCATCGGCGGCATCGCGGGCCTGCTCGGCGGCCTCTTCGGCGGATGGTTCGGCGGCTCCAAACGGCGCAAGCAGGCGGAAGCGTTTGCCCAGCAGCAGGAGCAGGACATCGGCAAAATCGAGGCGGCCTACAAATCTTTTCAGCTCGATTACCCCAGCGCCATGGCCCAGCTCGAAGCCATCCGCACCAACGCCTACGACCAATTGCGCCAGCTCAAGGGCGAAGGCAAGAGCGTCTTCAGCAAAACCCTGTCGCCTTACATCGACAAGGTGGAAGCGGAAATGCTCGGGTTCCAGAGTGAGCGCGATCGGCGCGCCACTCTCGCTTTCGCGCCGCCGCAATTCGCCACCGGCGGCACTGTGACCGCGGGCTTCTCCGGTACGCACGGCGGCGTGATGGTGGAAGCGCACGCGGGCGAAGAGATCATCAACCCCGCCGCCTCGGCCCGCAATCGTTCGCTGCTGAAAGCGATCAACAGCGGCGAACAGCCCAGCTCCTCCGGCGACGGCATTCAAGGCGTCACCATCACCGATGGCAGAACGTTTGTGACCGCAATGATGAATGCAGGCCTTTGGACCCAGATTAAGGGCCAGGCGAAGCGCGACAAGCTGGAGGGCCGCTAGATGGAAGCGAACATCCTTAACCCCACGGTCGCGAGCCCGCTCAATCCCGACTACGGATATCAGCAATCCGACGAGCCTTCGCTGCTGGTGTTTCGCGGGCGCAGCGGGCCGCGCTATTCGCGCCGCATCGCCGAAGCCGGGCGCACCTACCAGCTCCAGTGGCAGCGCCGCAACCTCGACAACATGCTGCTGTTGAAACAGTGGGAGCATCAGTACGAGCAGGACTTCTTCACCTATTCCGATTACGAGGAAAGCCGCTATTTCAGCGGGTACTTCACCGGCCCGCTCATTTATTCGCCCGCCGGCTTTAACCTCTGGGACATCAAGGGAACCTTCCAGGAAGAGCCCGGCCGCGCCATGTACGCCTACCCGGCGAACTGGGCCCGTGATGCGGCCTTCCTCGAAGAGCGCGACAGCGCCGCCAACCCTAACGTGAAACTCACCGGGACCTGGGCCTTCGTGGCCAGCGCGGAGCACCACGGCGGCGGCACCTACTACTCGCACACGCCCGGCGATTACGCCGAGTTCCTCTATTTCGGTTACGGCTTCCAGCTCTGGTGCGCGACCGGGCCGAACTATGGCAAGGTGCAGGTCTTCATCGACGGAGTGGGCAACGGCACCTATGACCTTTATCACGCTGCGACGGTGGTGAACGCGCAGGCGATCGTCGGCTTCCCCAGCGTCGCGCTGGGTCTCCACCGGATCAAGCTGGTCGTGGACGCCACCAAGAATGCAGGATCCAGCGACTATGTGGTCACCGCGGACGCGCTGCTGGTGATGCGCTGATGACCATGAATCTCACCCAGGCGCTGATCGCGCTGCTCGATCTGGAGACCATCGACGGCACCATTTATTACTGGTCCGATGCTGCCGGCAACTTCCCGGTCGCGCTCGGCGCCGGACCGAACGCCGATTATTCGCCCTGGCTGATGAGCGCCGGGCCCGTCACCCGCTCACGCGCGCTCGATACCGACGCCGGCGACATCGTCGTGCAGAATCTTTCCGGCAACACCCTCGCTCGCGACCTCGCATCGGCGATCGCCAATCACGAATTCGAAGGCTCGCTCGCCGTCCTGCGTTTCTGGAATCCGGCCACGCAGGCTGTCGAGTACGAACAGCACGGCTCGCTTTCGGAGCAGGCGCCCGACGAGCAACAAGCCACCTTCCGCTTGCTCCAGCTCATGGATTCATCCATGTTCGCCGTTCCCGCCGACGATTACGCCGAGCTGTGCTCCTGGCGTTTCAAGAGCCCGCAGTGCGGCTCGACCGGCGACGCCACCGTGTGCGACAAGCGCTATGCCACCTGCGCCGACGTTCATCATGCGGCCGTCGAGCGCTTCGGAGGATTGCTCACGCCGCCGCCCACCAGCACGTTTACCCCGCCGGTCAACACGGTCACCACGATCGGGGCCGGAGGCGCCGCTGATCCGGCGTGGACCGCGAAGGCTTAGGATCACATGCTCGCAGCTCCCATCGACGATAACGGCGGCCTCATTGGCACTAGCGGTGGTGGCCACGGCAGCAACGGCGGAGGCGCCAACGAGAGTGCGTCCCTCCAGGTCGCCCAGGCCCAGCTCGGCATTCCCAAGCCCCTCTGCTACGGCTACGTGCGCGCCCGCGGCAACATGATGGTGCTCGGCGAACTGGCCGACAAAAGCCGCGTCTGCATCATCCTCTTGGCCGAGGGCGAGTGGGACGGCATCGAGCGCTTCTGGATTAACAGCAAGCTCGTCGATCCCACCGACACTTCCCTGATTCACTTCCATCCCGGCATCGACGGCACCCTCGGCGGCGGCCTTGCCGAAACTTCCACCGGCGGCGACCAGGCGGTGGATTCGTTCTTCGCGCTGCTCCCGGCAAACATTCAACCGCAGACCTTCTCGCGCACCGCCTTCATCGCGCTCCACGTTCCACCCGACCCCGGCGCGCCCTCGGCCGTGCTGGATTGGATCGGCGATTTCCGCACCACCAGGTGCCGCATCTTCGACAATGCCGGTGCCCAGACCGCTTACCAGTTCACCGTCAACCCGGCGTGGCAGATCCACGATCTGCTGCTCCGCACCGTCGTTAAGCCTGAGGCGCTCATCAACGAGGCGCTCACCGCCGCCGAGAAGGCGCGCTTCGGTTTCGCCAGCTTCAAGGACAACGCCGACTACAACGCCGCGGTGCTGGCCAACGGCCGCGTGCGCTTCCAGAACTCCGTCGCCTGGCCCAGCCGCAGCGACCTGAAGACGCGACTCCAGCAACTGCTGATGATCTCGCGTTCCTACATCGTCGAAGCCGCCGGCAAGATCTATCTCTATTCCGACAAGGCCCGCAACTCGACCTTCATCCTCACCGCCGCGCACGTTCGCCCGAATACCTTCAAGGCCGCCAAGCCGCAGCTCCGCGGTACCGCCAACCGGCTCCAGGGAAAGTACAACGACCTGCTGACTTCGGTCGCCGCCACCGTGGACATCATCGCCAACAGCGGCGCCACCCGCGCCGGCGGCGTTGCCACCCTGAAGACCCTCGTCGCTCATCCCTTCAAGGTGAACGATACGATCGTTGTGCAACGCGTGAGCGATGCCACCTTCAACGCCACCGCCATCGTGGTCACGGTGCCCACCACCAGCAGCCTCACTTATGCCAACCCCGGCGCCGATGTCGCGGCGGCCACTGCCGGCGGCGGCATCATCGGCATGCCCGAGAGCATCTTCACGCCCCGCACCATGATCGTTGATCACGAGCAGCACCAGGCCGCCGTGGGCCAGCGTGGCGTCGGCCTCACGCCCACCGCCAAGCGCGTCCCCATCGATCTGGATTTCGGCAACTGCACCGGCGAACAGATCCAGCGCACCGAGCGCTTCATCGCCGTCCGCAATCTCGGTGCCGACGCCGCACCCTACTCCGCGCCTTTCCAGGTCCAGGTTGAATGCTGGCATGGAGCCGTCGACGCCAACGGCCAGAAGCTGCTCGATCGCCTGCCCGGCGAGCACATCACGCTCGATGCCAGCGTGAGCGAGGAATTCCAGCGCGACTACGAAATCATGAAGGCGACGTTCAAACCGCTGGCCGATTCCGGCGCCTCCGGCGCCTCGCAAAACCTCGGCACCATCGCGCTCGACCTCACCGAATACATCGCCGCCGCCTTCACCGACGCTTCCGACACCGAGCAGCCCAGCGCTCCGCTGGCGCCGCCCATCGGACTCATCCCGATCACCGAGGTGGACGCCAACGGCAAACTGATCATCGTCAGCTCTACGCCGCTCAATCCGCAGGGCTCGCTCATCCCCATGCAGCCGATCATCATCACGATCGCCTACACCGACACCACGATCGATCTCAGTTGGGCCAGCCAGGGCATGCTCCGTTCTGACGGTTCCACGCTCACCCTCCCCGCCGACACCAAGTCCTATGCCACGCTTTCCGCTTCCACCGCGTACTACCTTTATTCTTATATTCGCGTCAGCGATGGCACTTTGCAGTTCGTCAACGGCTCGCCGCCGCCCACTTCTCCCAATTCCGCCTATGCGACACAGGCGTACCTCGACGGGCGGAATGCGATCTCGGTGATGGTTATCACCACCGCCGCGCCGGCGGGATCGGGAGGAGGCACCGGCGGAGGTGGCGACGTTTGCCCTGAAGCGGAGGAGTTTGTTGATATCTTCGGCCGCGGCCAGGTCCGCGCCATCGATGCTGAAGTTGGTGAATTGATCCTCGGCGAGAAGGTCGCGACCGCCGAGCGCGTCTACCGCCGCATCATCGCCAAACGCACCAAGCCCTCGGCAGCCTGGCGCATCGTCAACGGACATCGCATCAGCCCCTGCGAACCCGTCTGGGTCGGCGGCCGCTGGACGGCCGCGTTCCAGGCGCCCGGCGCCGCGCTCGATATGTTCGTCGGCATCGAGGCCCATCTCACCGTCGAGGCAGATGCGGATGATGAGAACAATTACACGCTCGTCGCCGGCCAGCCGCTCACCATTCACAACTCGCTTCCGGGTCCGGTGTGCTGA